CACATTGTCGCAGGGAGAGAAGAGCATGTGGGCGGGTCCCACCCAGAGCGCTTCGCGCTTTAATAGAGGTACCAGACCAAAGTCAAAAGTCGAACTTTTTAAAAGGGGGGGAGGGGTATAAATCAAAAAAAGGGATCCTAACACTTACCCTTTAGTGTTTGATTTATACAGAGATTCCTGCTAAATAGTTTTTGGTACCATAATTAAATATTATGCTTAATTTAGAACAAATTAATAAAATTGCAGATCCGAAAGTTAGAAGACAATTAAAATTAGATATTTTAACTAAAATAAAAAAATCTACACAATCTAAATATCGTTCTGATTTTCTATCTTTTGTAAAATATACTTGGCCAGAATTTATTGAAGGGTACCATCATAAAAAAATTTCAGATGCTTTTAATAGAATCTTAACTGGAGATTGTAAAAGATTAATTATTAATATGCCGCCTAGACATACTAAATCAGAATTTGCATCTTATTTTTTACCTGCTTGGATGATTGGTAACAGACCAAATTTAAAAATTATTCAAGCAACTCACACAGCTGAACTTGCAATTCGTTTTGGTAGAAAAGCTAAAACATTAATTGACTCACAAGAATATCAAGATTTATTTAAAACAAGACTTAGAGAAGATTCAAAAGCCGCGGGCCGTTGGGAAACAAACGGGGGTGGTGAATACTTTGCAGTCGGTGTCCAAGGTGCGGTGACCGGGAGGGGTGCTGATTTATTAATCATTGATGATCCACATTCAGAGCAAGATGTTAATTCACCTACAGCATTTGATAATGCCTATGAATGGTATACCTCAGGACCAAGACAACGTTTACAACCCGGTGGAGCTATTGTAGTTGTAATGACAAGATGGTCTACAAAAGATTTAACAGCACAACTAGTTAATGCTGGAGCTAAAGAAGAAAAAGCAGATCAATGGGAAGTAATTGAGTTTCCGGCAATCATGCCAACTGGAGAACCTGTATGGCCTGAATATTGGAAGTTAGAAGAATTAGAAAAAGTAAAAGCATCTGCTGGTATTGCAAAATGGAATGCACAGTATATGCAAAACCCAACTGCAGAAGAAGGTGCATTACTAAAACGGGAGTGGTGGCAAAATTGGGATAAAGATTATTTACCACCTTTGCTTCATGTTATTCAAAGTTATGATACTGCATTTTTAAAAAAAGAAACTGCTGACTATTCTGCTATTACTACTTGGGGAATCTTTGCAGAAAATGAAGGAGATCCTCAACATATAATATTATTAGATGCAATGAAAGAACGATTAGAATTTCCAGATCTTAGAAGACTTGCCAAAGAACAATATGACTATTGGCAACCTGAAACAGTTTTAGTTGAAGCAAAAGCTTCTGGTTTACCACTAACCTACGAACTCAGACAGATGGGGATACCCGTCGTTAATTACACTCCCTCTAAAGGCAACGACAAACACAGCCGTGTAAATTCTGTAGCCCCACTGTTTGAGTCCGGTATGGTTTGGGCTCCTAAGGAAAGAGAGTTTGCACAAGAAGTGATTGAAGAGTGTGCATCATTTCCATATGGAGATCATGACGATCTTGTAGATAGTACTACACAGGCATTAATGAGATTTAGACAAGGGGGGTTGATTATTCATCCAGAAGACTATAAAGAAGAACAACTACCTAGAAAAAAAAGAAGTTATTATTGGTAAATGACATTTGTATGGAAACACCCAAGTAAGTATAGAAAACTTACTACAACAACACCTCCTAAATCAGGACCTTTATCACAAGGCTTGAATATTGAGTATAATACTGTTAAAGATGTAAAATTGGAGAAAACTAATGGCGACAATAGACAAAGCACTTCCAAACGAAGTTAGAAAACAAATTGAAATAGAAGGTCCCGAAGCAGCGGCCGAAGAGAATCTTGAATTACAAGAAGAATTACCTAATCAAGGTGAAACAGAAATTACACCCACTGAAGATGGTGGCGTAGAAATTAATTTTGAACCAGGAGCCTTCAACCAGGCTCAAACAGAAAATCATTATGACAATCTAGCAGAGTTACTACCAGAGGAAATATTGAATCCTCTTGGTTCAGAATTACATCAAAATTATTCAGATTACAAATCTTCAAGACAAGATTGGGAACAAGCTTATATAAAAGGTTTAGATCTTTTAGGATTTAAATACGAACAAAAAACAGAACCCTTTCAAGGAGCTTCAGGTGCCACGCATCCTGTTCTAGCAGAAGCGGTTACTCAATTCCAAGCTTTGGCTTATAAAGAATTGCTCCCGGCTCAAGGACCTGTAAGAACTCAAACAGTAGGTGCACCAAGTTCAGAAAAATCTTCTCAAGCAGAACGAGTAAAAGAATTTATGAATTATCAATTGATGGATCAAATGCCAGAGTATGAAACAGAGTTTGATCAAATGTTATTTTATTTACCACTATCAGGTTCTGCTTTTAAAAAAGTTTACTACGATGAATTACTAGGAAGAGCTGTATCAAAGTTTGTTCCTGCTGATGATTTAATTGTTCCGTATACAGCTACCTCATTAGATGATGCGGAATCAATTATTCATAGAATTAAAACTTCTGGAAATGATTTAAGAAAACAACAAGTCGCAGGATTTTATAGAGATATAGAACTCACTCCTGGTTATGACAACGAAACTGATTTAGATAAAAAAGAACATGAACTAGAAGGCATGAGACAGTCCGGTAAAAACAACGAAGACATCTTCACATTACTTGAATGTCATGTTAACTTAGACATCGAAGGTTTTGAAGATCGAGGACCCGATGGGGAAGTGACTGGTATAAAATTACCTTATATTGTAACGATCGAAGAAAACTCTCGTGAAGTATTATCTATTAGAAGAAACTATGAAGTAGGGGATCCTTTAAGAAAAAAGATTTCTTATTTTGTACACTTTAAATTTTTACCTGGTTTAGGATTTTATGGATTTGGTTTAATCCATATGATCGGTGGATTATCTAGAACTGCAACATCAGCATTAAGATCATTATTGGATGCTGGTACATTATCAAACTTACCTGCTGGATTTAAGCAAAGAGGAATTAGAATTAGAGATGATGCACAATCTATACAACCTGGTGAATTCAGAGATGTAGATGCTCCTGGTGGAAACATAAGAGATGCTTTTATGACTCTTCCATTCAAAGAGCCAAGTGCAACACTTCTTCAACTTATGGGTGTCGTCGTACAGGCTGGTCAGCGTTTCGCATCTATAGCTGACATGCAAGTAGGTGAGGGTAATCAACAAGCTGCAGTGGGGACGACTGTTGCATTGCTTGAACGTGGTAGCAGAACTATGTCTGCAATTCACAAAAGATTATATGTTGGTCTTAAAAATGAATTTAAATTATTAGCTAGAGTCTTTAAATTATATTTACCTGAAGAATATCCATACGATGTTGTAGGTGGTCAAAGAATAATTAAACAAGCAGACTTTGATGACAAGGTAGATATTTTACCAGTTGCAGATCCAAATATATTTTCTCAAACACAAAGAATATCTTTGGCTCAAACAGAATTACAATTAGCTCAATCAAATCCACAAATACATAATTTGTATGCAGCATATAGAAATATGTATGAAGCACTGGGTGTAAAAAATATTGATTTAATTTTAAAAAAACCTCAACCACCAATGCCTAAGGATCCATCATTAGAACATATTGATGCATTAAGTGGTGTTCCATTCCAAGCATTTAAAGGACAAGACCATAGAGCTCATATCACAGCTCACTTACATTTCATGTCTACTAATATTGCAAAAAATAATCCTGTAATTAATGCTTCATTACAAAAAAATATTTTTGAACATATTTCTTTAATGGCTTTAGAACAAATTGAAATGGAATTTGAAAAAGAAATAATGCAATTACAAGCAATGCAACAAAATCCACAAGCAATGCAGGACCCAAGAATGCAACAAATGGTTATGCAATTGAATATGAAAATAGAATCTAGAAAAGCTGTATTGATTGCAGAGATGATGGATGAATATATTCAAGAAGAAAAGAAAATTAATGGTGATTTTGGTAATGATCCAATTGCTAAATTAAAATCTAGAGAACTTGATATCAGAGCAGAAGAAAATTATAGAAGAAAAGAACAAGATGAAGAAAGAATTAATCTTGATAAGATGAAAGCTATGATGAATCAAATGAGTGATCAACAAAAATTACAACAAAATGAAGAATTAGCTAACCTAAGAGCGGATACTTCTATTGAAAAAACAGTTTTACAACATGCATTAAAACAACAGGAGCAAAATTAATGAAAAAAGGTCAAAAAAAAGTTGCAAAAGTCATGAGAGAATTTAAAAAAGGTAAATTGCATAGCGGAAAATCTAAAAAAATAGTGAAAAATCCAAAACAAGCTATTGCAATTGCATTATCTGAAGCTAAACTATCTAAGAAGAGGAAAAAATAATGAAAAAATCTAAATCAATGCCTAAATGTGATTACGAAATAGGTTCTCCAGAAGGTGGCAAGAAAATTCAAACACCTAAAGCTGGTAAAAGCGAAAAAGTAATCGTTAAAGGTACTAAAACTTTAAAAAAACAATCAGCAACCTGGTACTAATTTTATGTTTCCGTGGAGTCTAATAGGCACGGCGTTAAAAACAGGTGCTGAGATCTATAAGAATAAGAAAAAATCTGAGATTATTATGTCAGAGGCACAGATTGTTCATGCAGAAAAAATGAAAGCCGGAGAAATAGAATTTACTGGACAAATTGCTCAAAATCAAAAAAACGATTGGAAGGACGAATTTATTTTATTAATTCTCTCATCGCCACTGTTCTTGCTTGCATATTCTGTTTTTGCAGAAGACGAAGAAATTGGTCAAAAATTAGATTTGTATTTTGAAAAATTACAAACAATGCCATGGTGGATAATTTCATTATGGGTAGCAGTCGTTGGAGCTGTTTATGGAATTAAAGCTACGGAATTAAAACACTTAGGAGGAAAAAAATAATGCATATATTAAATAAAATAAAAGACTGGTCTATTTGGTTAGCTTGTAATATTCTTAATTTAGTCAGATGGGCAGTTTGTAAACTTTTAAAAATTGTTCCTTGCAAATGCGACCATGATTGTGGTTGTAAAAATGCGCATGGAAATAAATCAGACGAAGGAGTATAATATGAAAAAGAAAATACCTGCAGGTAAAAAAGGAAAAGGCATTAGAATGCTAAAAAAGAAAGCACCTCAAGTTGCAAAACGAATGGGCTATAAAAAAGGAAGTATGAAGTATGGCAAGTAAGATGCACAAAACTAAATCTGGTAAAATGGCAAAGAAAGGTCTTTGGTATAATATCCAGCAAAAGAAAAAAAGAATTGCTGCCGGTTCAGGTGAGAAGATGAGAAAACCTGGAACTAAAGGTGCTCCAACTGCTAAAGCAATTAAGAGATCACAAGGTAAAAAATAATATGATTAAATCAAGAGGAATGGGTAGAGCATATTTACAAAAAGGTTCTCCTAAAATTTTTGACCAATTGGAAATGAAAGTTCCTTTTCCAAAAGGACAAGAAGTTCCTCAAAAATTAGCTAAAGGAGGAAAAGCAACTCCTGCTTGGCAAAGAAAAGAAGGAAAGTCTCCGTCAGGAGGTTTGAACAAAAAGGGAGTTGCATCTTATAGAGCAGCTAATCCTGGTTCAAAGTTAAAAACAGCTGTAACAACGAAACCATCTAAATTAAAGAAAGGTTCTAAGGCTGCTAATCGTAGAAAGAGTTTCTGCGCGCGTATGACTGGTATGAAAAAAAGATTAACATCTGCTAAAACTGCACGTGACCCAAATTCTAGGATTAACAAGAGTCTTAGAAAATGGAACTGCTAATGGCAAAAGACGCACTTACATTCGAAGGATTTGTAACTAAACTTAGAAGAAACTTAAGAGATTCTTATCAGCAAATAGGTGATGCTATGGTTGCTGGTGGAGTAAAAGACATGGAAAATTATAAGTACATGTTAGGACAGGCACATGCCTATCAATTAATCGATCAGGAGATTTCAAACCTGCTAAATCCAAAGGAGGATAAAAAACATGAAACTGAAAGACCAGAAAACGTCGTCGACTTCGGAAAGCCCAAAGAT